GTGACTAAAAAAAAGGGCATATTTGATGTAAATATAAATTTAGATGTAAATACCTTATCTATGCCGAATCAACAAAAAAATAAACGAAAAAAAGATAATGGTATTACCATCGAAAATGCCTTGCAAATTATTTTAAGACAAATGGAGATTAGTGGTGCTAGACCTAGAACTCTCTATGATTACGAGTACACTATTGGAAAATTTCAAACAGTTACAAAAGCAGTTTATTTATTGGATATTACGAACAATTTAATTTATCAATGGTTGGAATCAATGAATGTTGCTAATCAAACAAAACTGACAAGGTTAAAATGCTTTAAGGCTTTTTTAGGACGTTGTTTGGATAATGGATGGTTAGAAACTAAATTTTGGAGAAATATCAATGTTAAAGTAGACCAAAAAATCAAAGAAGGGGCAACAGATGATGATGTGAATATGTTATTGTCTGTGCTTGATTTCAATAATTTTTTAGATTTAAGGAATGGTACTGCTGTCTTATTGATGTATAAAACTGGAATTAGAATAGCAACCCTTTCAAAACTTGAAGAACGACACGTTGATTTAGAAAATAAATTGTTGAATTTAGATGGACAACTTATGAAGAACCATAAAGGATTAAAATTACCGATTGACGATCAGTTGGTTTATTTACTCTATATTCTTATGGAACAGAACCAAAAAATTAGAAATGAGTATCATGAATTTAACGAGTACGTTTTTATCACTAATAAAGGTGAGTTTGTAAGTAAAGGTATTACTTCAAATGCTATTCAGAAACAGTTAAATAATTATTCGAGGAAATATGGAATAAAAAATATATCACCACACGCTTTACGTAGAGGTTTCGCTACCAACCTTTTGAGGAAGGGAGCAAATATTAATCTAATCTCTAAAGCACTTGGTCATTCTGATTTAGGGGTAACAACTCAATACTTATCAATAAATATAGAAGAAACTGCTCAAGAGTTAAGGGATTATCTATAGGAGGTTTTATCATGAAATCATATGTACCATATACGATTTGTTGTTTTTCTAGTGTTAGCGACTGTCAAATGATTTTAGATGAATTAAAAGATGATTTACAAGAAGTATCACTATCAAATGAACAATTACAAGCAATTGTAGAAGTATTAAACAATAAAAAAGGTGAGGTTACATCTCGTTACAGAAAATAAGCAAATAAAAAGAGGGTTAAGTGATTGCAGTCACTTTCCCTCCACAACTGAATATAACTAACACTATCGCCCAACAAGCATAAGTGTATTTAATATTATATTAAAGCCTTTTTTCAAAAATGACAAGTAAAAGGTTTATTTAAGTACGATTATTTTTAGTGTTTAGTTAGTCGTGGAGAGCCGAATAATACGACTATAATCTAACCTTGATAGGTTATGACTTAGCCGATGCAATAATTAAGTCTAGCGTACAGATAATAGTTTCCTTGTTTGCTATTGTACGTGAATGTGGCTGACACACATAATTGGTCAGGTGGGAAGGTTTGATTACTCAAGGGTAATACAAATACACCATAGATATTCATGTTATTGAGTTCCGCAATAGTCGGATAAATATTAACTTGTACAAGTATGATCGCTTATATAAGCATGAATTGAACTATCGGGGGCAAAAGTAGGTAGTAGGTGTATTGTTCGAGAGAACGCAACTAAACAAGGCAAAATACTCAACGTGAGTGTGAGGATTAATGGATAGTTGTTGTCTGTTTAGTAGATTCATATATTTTGAGTTTGCTAAATAAGGCAACAACTTTACAAAAGCCTAAGCGTTTCATGCTCGGATTAATGCAAAATGAGAAAGAAAAGTCAAATTAGAAATAACCACTTTCAGAAAACTCTCGTATCCCTTGTGGGAGTAGGGGGTTCAGAGTTGACTGCAAATCATATATATGGAAGGAGTAAATAATTCTCGTAAAGCAACGAAGCATATCATGGAAATCAGAAGGTGAAGTGGTGCGAGGAGTGTGGTGTGAAATTAATACAAGTCACTAATTATAAAAACAGATATTGTAGTGACTGTGCTAAAAGAATAAATATAGAAAAAACTATGAAGAATAGAAAAAATAAATTTGTTTGATTTGCTAATGTTCCATAAATGCAGTCGTATCAACGGTTTCAAGATTCGATTACAAATGATATATATGGAAGAAGAATATCATTTAGGAAAATAGAAATGCCTTATAAACATAGTAATACCAACGGTTACAAAAGTTGATTGCATTTCATATATATGGAAGGAGTATGAAACTAGTATTTTATCTCACTATTAAAAACTCATAAAACGTTATTATATCAATGATTGTAGAATAACTTTAACATACTAAAGTGCCTAAAAGTATGGATTTTATTGAGGTTTCAGGGGGATTTCTTAATAACCGTTAAAGGAATATAAATTCAAAAATTCAGATGTAAGAAAAGTTTGATTTACAAAACGATATATCCCTTGATACATAAGGCTTTCCAAAAACAATTTAGTGTGTTAAAGTGCCAAAAAGTACTATGAATACTGATGTATTGAAGGAATTTCTTAATAGTACTCTTTAGGAACACTAAACAAAAAATTAAGAACAGTGAAAATGTTAAGCATCTATAATGATATTTATCAGATTGGATACACAACGACATAGAATAAAAATTAAGAACAGTTAACGGTATTTATCAGATTGGATAACAAATGAGATTACTGACTAATAAAAAATATTATCTACTCAATAAAAATTAAGACTAAAGTTGGTATTTATCAGAATGGATACAGAATAAATGTAAACAGTTGATGGTATTTATCAGAATGGATATAAAAAACGACAAAGAACGGATATTTATCAGAATGGATAACGATTGAAATGTAACGCAATAGAACTTATTTATCAGAATGGATACACAGTGATGATTCGCATTATATTATTAATATTTTTAATAGTGTAATGGGGTTCACCACCCTAACTAATTCGTATAGTGTCATACGAGAATCTTTATTAATGGTTGGAGTGTTTGTTGCCATATTCACTCCTTCCTCTTTTCTTTTAATTTTATTAGTTAGTTTAATTGTCACTCAAATGAGTGGCTTTTTATTTATATTTTTTAAGGAGTGTGATTTAATTGGCTGAAATTACAGCAGAAGCATATGCAGATTTACGTAATTACATTAAGTCAAATTGGCAGTACATAGAATTACAAGATGATCAAAGTAATAAAATTGTAAGATTATCTAATTCAGATAGTCGAGTTACTTCAACTATTGAAGGGGATAATGTAAAAATTACAGTGGTGGTAAAAGGTAGTGATTCTGATATTACTGCACCTGTTAATTTTGCTAAGAGTGCTATCTATAATGTTGCTACAGATGGTAGTCCTTTTAGTGTTGAATCATTTACACCATTTACAATGCAATCTGAATCAGATGAGTTGACAGTAGTACACACTATTCAAATTCCTAAAAAAGTTGTGTAGGTGATTAAATGGCTATTTTAATTAGCACACCACAAGAATTAGATAACATTCGTAATAATCTTAAAGCAGATTATGAATTAGCAAATGATATTGATATGAGTGATTTTGGTAACTGGACACCAATCGGATATTATGATCGAAAAACTTGGGTAGGGGGTTTTGAGGGTAATTTTGACGGTAAAGGTCATATTATTAAGAACCTTACGGTTAATAAACCATCTACAAACTCGCTTTACATTGGTTTGTTTGGTCAAAAATTTTATGGAACTATCCAAAATGTTGGTTTAGAAAACGTGTCAATTTCAGGAGGAGAATATGTAGCAGGTTCATTAGTAGGTTACTGTTATAGTGGAACAATTAAGAATTGTTATGTTAAAGGTGGTTCTATAACAAGTCCTTATGAAGTTGGTGGGTTAATTGGTAAGGCGGATACAACTATGATAGAAGATTGTTATTCTAGTTGTGATGTAAATGTTACTAGTGACTCATATGGTGGTGGTTTTATTGGAACTGCTGATAGCAATTCTACTTTTACAAATTGTTACTCGACTGGTAAAGTAACCTTTACTCAAACTTCTAACTGGAATGGATACGCAGGTTTTGCAGGTTTTGTTCGTAATGCTGATAATGTGATTTTTAATAACTGCTATTGGGATATTAATACGAGTAATCAATCTAATACTGCAAAAGTTGGAAATCCACTTACATCAAATGTTATAGGAATTACAGGTAAAACGACAGCGGAAATGAAAACTAAATCAACTTATTATAATTGGGATTTTACTGATACATGGTTGATTAATAACGATTATCCATTACTTAAAGTATTCGGTGTACCTGTAGTAGTAAATAAAGAAACTGTAAATGTAGATTCTTACATTTCAACTATTCAATCTAACTTGAATAACAGTAAAAAATCAACAGTACAGTTAAATAGTTGCTTATATCCATTTATTAATACGTTAAATGTCCGTAGAAGTGTTTTAAGAAGTGTAGAGGGTTATCTATCAAGTTTGCATACAAACGCTACAGAAAGCCACAGGATTATTTTAAACGCTATACGTCAAGTTGATAGTTATATTCAACCTATCTATAGTAAAGTTGCTACATTTTATCCTATTGATGATATTCCTGTTTTTGGAAAAGTGTTAGCAATAGAAAATAACTCTACAACTTCAAACTCAGTCAATATGTCAGAGTTAAGTTATATTATTAATCCTTCAATAGTGGAGGTGATTTAGATGTATCAAGGAGATACTATCAGATTAAAAGTACATTTTAAAAATTTTAATGGTCAATCAATTGATCCTAGTGATATTAAATTGACTATTTATAAATCTGATAAAACTAAAATTGAACAGTTTATTTTAGATGACAGCAACAAGGAAAATGTTGGTGTCTATTTTTATGACTTTGTTCCAATTGGATTGAGTGAATTTGTGTATGAGTTTAGTGGCTTATATAACAATAAACCAATCTTAGCAAGAGATAAGGTACAAATTAAATTTATTTAAAGGGTGATGAAATTGGTAGGGACAATTTGTCTAACAGTAGTCGCAGTCGTATTTATTATCGTGGTAGGGAGAGATTAAAATGGAAGAAATTAATCAAGTAAATGAAGAAGTAGAAACTACTGAACAAGTTGAAACAGAAGCACATCAAACGGTATCTAAAGCCGATTATGACGCTTTAAAAGCACAGTTAGAGGAATTGCAAGGTAAGATTCCTAAAGAGCCTACAGACGCTGAAATTAATCTTAAAAAGCGTGAGAAAGAGTTATTTGATAAAGAAGTAAATTTAACTCTTAAAGAGAATGGATTTGGTCAATTTACACCGCTGATTAAAGTGCAAAATACAGATGAACTAGATAACGCTATTAAGTTGCTTCAAGAGATTTACAAGCAAAATAAGGTTAATAGTTCATATATTCCGAGTGGTTCTACTTCTACTACTCAATATGAAGAAGCACAAGCAAAGAAAGACGCACAAGGTATGATTAGTGCAAAGTTAAGTAAATTATTTGGAAAATAAAGTTGGTTGTTTAAGGGTGTCTATTTTATAGATACCTTTTTCAATATAAAAAATTATAAAAATAGAATGGAGATTGATATTTATGTTTACATCACAAAACTTTACAGCAACAGAACAAATTTCTTTGAGCAATGAATTAGCATTACTAGGGGTACAAGCAACACCATTTACATCTTTATTACTTTCAAAAGGTGTAGAAAAAGCATTATCAACAGTTTATACATGGAAAGAAAAGACTTTAGATAATACAGCGGATATTTCAGCAGTCGAAGGTGGAGATACAACTGTATTCCAACAATCTGCAAAACGTGAAATTACAAATATTCTTGAAATTTTCAAAAAGGCAGTTTCAATTTCAGGTACATCCGAAGCAATGCAATCAACAAAATTCAGCGAAGAAGTGGCTGACCGATTACTTGAACTCAAGACAAATTTGGAATCAAAATTAATCAATGGTTTAAAAGCGGATGGCTCTACAGGTGATTTCATTCGTCATATGTCAGGTATCATTGAATTTGCAGATGATGATAATGCAGTTGAAGTTACTGGTACTGTAACAGAAGGTGATATTAAAACTGCTATGCGTAATTTGTGGAATCAAGATTTATCAGAAGGTCAAGTATATGCGTTTGTTAATGCAGATTTAAAAGAACAAGTAGACGCTATCTACAAAGATCGTTATTCATATCAACATACAACTACTTCATTTGGTTTACTTGTTGATGAAATTGCAACAAACTACGGTAACGTTAAATTTGTACTTTCTAAACACGTTCCAGCAGATAAAATTGTATTCTTCAATGATTCTTATGTAAATGCAGTTGCATTACGTGAAGCACACTTTGAACCACTTGCTAAAACTGGTGATTCTACTAAAGGTCAAATTGTCGGTGAATACTCACTTAAAGTTGGCTCACCAAAAGCAGTTGCAGTATTAACTGTAACAAAATAATTTAATACATAACTAATTGGGGGTTGCGATAAAAATCGCAGTCCTCTTTTTATTTTAATAAGGATATTTACAAGGAGATAAAAATGAATGAAATCGAATTTACAGAAAAAGAAAAGTTAATCATGTTACGCAAACGCAAACGTATTTCACAGGGACAAGTGGCTTGTCATTTAGGTGTCACTCAAGCATATGTCTCAATATTTGAAACTGGAAAGTACGAGTTTAACGACAAATTATATACACACTATAAAAATTACATTGAAAATTATTAAATCTAATATATAGAAACGAGAGGTGTAAAACGTGAGAGGTTATACAAAATTCGATATAACCACTTCCTTCTTGTGACTTCGGTTTATTAATTGAGGATAATTAATAAAATTTTACCGAGGATATACAAGGAGGAAGCATTTCTCATTTAGTTTGGGAATGTGGTTTTTAGGATATTTATGAGATAAGAAGGATTAGTGGGAGGATTTTACTCTTGCTAACTAATGAAACAAGTTGAAATTGAATTACCATTTGGTGGTTATTATAAGAAAACTAATGAAATTAAGAAATTTATCGACAAATTCCCTGAATGGGTAAAGGTTGTAGATGATACATATTATTTAATTCTTACAGATGATATTGATAGTTTATTTGCCTGTGCATTATTAAAGTATAAATTCAACTGTAAAATTGGATATTTTTATGACTTTAATTCAATACATCAAGTTAGAGGTGTAAGAACTACAAAAGATAAAATTATTGCTTGTGATATGGCAGTTGAAAATGGATTCAAGGCATACGACAATCATGTTGTCAAAATACATAAGAATGATGAAGTAAATCCACAATCTGCAAATATGAATATTGCATATGACATTCATCAAGGTAACTATTATCAAAAATATGCAGGTTCTACCGCTTTAATGGTTGCAGTTATGTATGAAATATTCGACTTTAATACTTTAACAGATGAACAATTAATGACATTAGCGTGTATTGATAGTTGGTATCTTGCTTATTATGGTGGATATGACGCTTTTCATGAACACGCTTTATTCATGGATTTACAAGTATTTAAAGATTTATTTGCACGTAAAACTATACGAGAATTTGAAAGTTTTAAAAGAATACACTTATTCAATGAAAAAATATCAATAAGTAAGAAAAGTGGTAAATTATTTACGTTTTTGGACACTGATTTTTTAAAATCTCAATTTCCAATGCTTGATTTTTCTATTGATGATTTACAGTTTGATATTGAAAAAGTAAAGAAATTTAGCAAGTCAAATAAGAAACAAATACAAGCACCTAAGTCAAAACATGAAATAGATAATGTATTTTCATTTGCATTGACTTCAAAAAATGGCTACAAGGCAACTATTAAATAGAATACATAACAATAGGGGGTGGACGAAATAACGCCCCCTTTTAACTATTAAATAAGAAAGAGGTAATTAAGAATGGATAGAACACAATTTTTCTTTTGCTATAACAAAGAATTATTTACATTTTTACATGATGTTAAATGTATAGACTATATCACTATTGCAAAGAATCAAAATACAGATAAAACGTTTAGTATGTTTTACAAAAATGATGATTTACAAAAAGCATTAGACGAATATAAACAATTACATTGATATTATCATGATATTTGCGAATTGTTTAAAATAACTTGATGATATTTTGATTTTTTGCCGACACATTGAAACGTTGATATATAAGTATTTTAAAAATATTTGATGATATTTTACTAAATGGGTATTGATATTTTACAAAAATCGTGATATTTTACTAAATGGGTACACTTTACATTACAATTCTGATGATATTTTCGTCAAATATCGGATATACCACGACACAACTAAAAAATGCTTGAATCCGTTGGGAGAGTAAGGCTCATTAGACTTTTGGTAAAATATGGACGATGATATTTTGGGGTAATGGGTACACTTTTATATACAATTCTGATGATATTTTGAGAATATAAGGGATATAATTAACTAAGTTAATAGAATATATAATTTAATAAGTTTATAATTCCCATTTTAAAAAGTTTTAAAAGTGGAGTTAGAAATAAATCAACTATACTCTACTCAACTATAATTTAATCTATATAATCTTGGAGGTAATCAATTATGAAATTTAATTATGCAGTCAACTCAATCAAAATCAACTCAGCATGGTTCGATCAATCGGATAGAAAGCAAAATGTATATGAGAAAATTACATATAAAGGTTTAAATCTATACTTTCAATTATACAAGTTTAGAATATATAATCAAGAAAATGAACATACATTTATTACTTCTATCTCAATGTTGAGAAAGGTTACTAAATATAAAACTGATGAAATATTTGAGTTGTTGAAGAAGATGAAAAACGCTAAAATTATTAAACTTGAAAATGTATCACGTTGGGAATATTTAATAGATGAAAATGGTAATATTAAGGATAAGGATATACTTATTATTACTGCTATTGATACTTTCCCAATTGAAGATTTTAAAAAAGATGATGATAAGTATTATATTTATGTTCCGCTGTCATTGTTCCAATTGTATGAGGATAAAGGGTTAAATGAAAAATACTATGCCTTGTACTGTTTGATTACTAAATGGTCACAAAATTCAGAGCATAAAAGTTGGATGTCAATTGCTAAAATTGCTAAATTTTTAGGCTTTGATAAAGACTATGTTAATCAAATGATATACAACTTGAATAGATATTACTTTATGTCATCTTATAGAAAAAGAAATGGTAAAGGTGGCTTTAATTTTGAACATTTCATTTTAAATAGTTGGAAAACTGATGAAATTGAGAAATTCTTGAGAATTCACAAAGATAACATGGATAAACTAATTAGTCGAATTAATAAGAAGAAAAAGAATAAGAAGAAAATTGATGTCGAAAGTGAATTAGATATTGAAGAAGAACCAAAGCGACAAAAAGAAGAAGCACCTTTAGTATTTGGATATAAAGGTACTAAGCCTAAAGAAGATGTAATTGAAAAAGAAGAAACAACTAGTGATGATGAAATACTTGAGAAACATAATGTTACAGATAGAGATTGGGAAGAAATATTTGGTTAATCAATATTAAAAATTAGAACTATTTTCGTGGCTGAATTTTCAGTTATGAGATAGTTCTTTTTATTTACTAAATTTAATCTAAGGAGATTGATACGTATGCAAATTAAGAATCTATTTAAAACTAAACAACGAGTAATTAAAGAATCATGTCATGATATTAAGTCTATTGTAGATGATTCAATTAAGACTATTGATAATATGCAAGATTGTGTCGCAGAAATGAAATTGAATATACAGGAATTAATCAGATTGAATGATGAAAATATTAAATTGCTTAATGAAGCAACAATAAAACTTGATAAGAAATTAGGTGATAAATAATGGAATTAAACGAAGCACTAAAGCAAATTAAATTTGAGTATGCCCTCTATTTTAAGTATAAGTTTCCTGACTTAAGATTTGATCAATCAGAGCCAGTTAAAACAGAAAAAGAATTTTTGAAAAGTGTACAGCGGAAAAGTATGAATAGTTTCAAAAGGTGGGAACGTACTCAAGAATATAAAGCACTCGTCACATTGTATTTGAGTACGAAAGCGATTAAAGACTATGAAGAAATTTATCAAATAGTATCTGAACAAGCGAAAAAAGGTGAGGAAAAATCTATAAAATTATTTATCGCATTACAAAAGGATATACAATCTCAATCAAAATTGGCTACAAGTTACTTTAATCAAGTTGATGAGGTTGAAGATGATGATTTAGAACTGGAGGTGTAAAATTGTGCCACCACTTTCTAAGAAACAAAAATTAGATAAGATAACAAAAGACTTTAAATTGTTTAGTAAGAACTTTATCAAGATTATTAACAATGACAATGAGAGTGTACCTTTTGTATTGAATCCTGAGCAATCACAATTCATTGATGATATGGAAAAATACAATATTATTTGTAAAGGGCGACAAATTGGATTTACAACTTTAAGTTTAGGATTCATGTTGTGGTCTGCTATGACTAAATCTGATACGAGTTATCTCATGATGACACATAACGGGAAAGTAACACAGTCATTACTACGTAAATTAAAAAAGATGTACAATTCATTACCTCATGATAAGTATGATATATTCCCTAAAACTACAATTGATAACAGAGATGAAATGTCATTTGTAAATGGTAGTAGGATAGTTGTAGCAACAGCGGAAGGTACAGATAGTATATCGGGTAATACATTTCAACTTATTCACCTTTCTGAGATGGCAAAGTATCCAGCAAATGTACAAGAAGAAATTATTGCAACTGCTATTCCAGCATTAGCAAAGAATCCTGATAGTTCGATCATTATTGAGAGTACTGCAATGGGGTTTAACTATTATCAAGAATTATTTATGGAAGCATATAGGACAACTGATAGTGTGTGGAAATCTTTCTTCTATTCATGGTTAGCAAAAGCATATGAGAAACAATTCAAGCATAGTTTTGATGAAGCCGAGGAATGGTTTAAAGTTAATAATAAGGGTAAAAGAATGAGTTATGACGATTTAGAACAAGATGAAATAGAGTTAAAAGAGAAATATAACTGTACATATAGACAATTGATGTATAGACGATATTATATAACATTGAATAGTTTAGAGAAATGGAATCGTGAGTTTCCTATTACCCCTGAGGTAGCGTTTAGTACATCTAATAAGAGTGTATTTGATACAGATAAAATACTTACACGTTTTAATAATGCAAAAAAACCTATACATATTAAGCAAGTTAAAGAGAAATTACCACAAACATTACATAAATATTTGCATAAGTCATTGTTTATCTATAACTTTCCAAAGCCTAAAATGCGACATTATGGAGGTATTGATGTTGCTTCAGGGGTAGGAGGGGATAATAGTACAATTAGTATCTTTAATGCAGAAGGTGAACAATGTGCTTGTTTTTACTCAAATAAAGTACCTGTCTATGAATTTGCTCAAGTAGTGAACGATTTAGGTAGGTACTTTAATTATGCCTTTTTAGCAGTAGAAAGGAATAGTTATGGATTACCTTTATTAGAATCCTTGAGGAAGAAACATGGCTATGAAAACTTATTGAAACAAAAGATATTCAATGAGAGAGGTAAGAAAATTAGACAATTAGGATTTATGACTACAAATGTGTCGAAGCCAATTTTAATCAATGATATGAAAGAACATTTTGAATGTAATTTAATTCTAATTCACTCGCTTGAAACATTAGATGAAATGAAAATATTCCAAGAAGATAACGGTAAGATGGGTAATAAGAAAGGTTCGACCAACCATGACGATTTAGTCATTTCAACTGCAATGGCAATTCAGGCAATGAAACAGAATAAATATTATGTAGCAATTTAAAAGGTTACGGTAATTTATCGAAAGCCTATTTTATTGAAGTCGGTGTAAGCGACCACTACATTTTATCGGTCAGGTCAGTACCAAAACGGTATCGAGTTGTGAGTTGTTATCATCAACCCAGTTCAATTACCTAAGTTGGTTAATTGATGACAGTACACTTTTGTTCTGTACTGTCCTATTTTATAGTGGTAGTTTAAAACGACTACAATCTCACTCGGGAAAATTGCTGTATCGAAAATTCGATAATGAAAGAAGGTGAGTAAGTGGAAAAATTAGCATGGATATGGACATTAACATTAACAGGATTAACGTGGTTAATTGGTGATTGGAATGTGAGTTTATCTATATTAGTTGTATTTATGACATTAGATTTTATTACAGGGATTATTAAAGGCTTTATGACTAATACAGTATCAAGTAATACAGGATTCAAAGGTGTAATGAAGAAGTGTATGTACTTTGTAGCGTTGATCGTTGCTAATATGCTTGATTTATTAATAGGTGGAGTACCTGTATTCAGAACTATTGTTGCTTAGTATTTAATAGCAGTAGAGGGTATTAGTTTGATTGAGAATTTAGAAGCAATGAATGTTCCATTACCACAACAAATTAAAGATAAATTTACTTCAATTAAAGATGAAAATAAATAGAGGTGAAATGAATTGGAATTAAATGATTACATAAATGTAAAGTATGATGGTGAATCAGATTGGTTTGTTCAAGTTGTAAATGAACCTTCTAATCAAATGAATAAGCAAGATATACATAGCAAGAAAGAATATTTAGATGGTTCTCACGCTATCTTGAATAGTCCTAGTTATAATTACAATGGTAAGTTATATAGTCCTCGCAAGATTGTTGTATCATATGCTAAAACGTTACTTAACTTTCAAAAGTCATTCTTATTGAGTAAGCCAGTAGTCTATACAGGTAAAGAGAGAGTAGTTAAAGCAATCAATGAGATTAATCGCAAAGGTAAGATGGATAGAATTAATGTTAAAATCCTACACAACTTATTGAGTTATGGTGAAGCATACGAGTATCTATATATACAAGATGGAAAGATTAAGTCACGTATCATTGATACAGAAGAAGGTTATCCACTATACGATCATAATAATGAGTTGATGGCATTTGTTCAATCTTATGTGAATGATGGTATCTCATACTACATTGTATATACTCCTGATAAGGTATATGAGTATTCTAATGAGGGTGGGGAGTTACATCTTATTGGTGAATATACTAATCTTAGTGGATTACCTATCATCTATAAGACAGATAATGAACTATCACATATTAAAGGCAAGTCAGAGTTAGATGATTGGATATTTATATTAGATGAGATTGAGAATGTATTATCTAAGTTCACTGATACTGTATATAAGAATATGAATCCTATTCCTGTTGTATCAGGTCAAGAATTAAAAGGTAATGGCATAGCAACTAATATTGTTGGTCAAGGTGTACAGTTAGATGATGGCTCAGAGTTTAAGTTTGCAAGTATTCAATTAGATGTTGAAGCGTTCAATGCTTTATATGATAAATTAATCCAAACTTTATTTGATATTAGTAGTACACCTAATGTGGCAATGAACAAAGCAGAAATAGCAAATGTATCAGAAACAAGTATTAGAATTTTATATTCGTTAGCAAATGTGAAGGCTAAAATTAATGAGAACTATTTAAGAGATGGATTAGAAGAACGATTGAATAAGTATCGTGTATTGTTATCATATTTAGGTAAAAACTTTACAGATAACGAGTTTGAAACGTTAGATATTCAATTCTCATATGATGTACCAAGTAATGATACAGAAGTGATTAATAACCTTAAAACTTTATATGAAATGAAATCTATGAGTTTAGAAAGCGTATTAGAGAAGTCACCATATATAAATGACAGTGTACAGGAATTAGAAAGAATACATAAAAGTACAGCGGAGAATAATGATAATGTAGTTGTAGATGGAAATAATACAGTGGGAAATAATGAATAGTATTATGGGGAATAATTAAGCGTGAATGTTGATATGATGGGGAATAGTGTGAATAGTATAATGCTATCTTGCACGTTCATGTTATAGCCTTAATTTTGAGCATAATAACGCATTAGCAATTTTTCATCTAATTTTTAATCCAATTTTGATTAATTTTTATACCAGTTATTACCATATAATTCACAGTAGGTATATAGTCCTTGTAATATATAAATTATTCGTCAATTTATAAATATACTTCTATATACAATTGTAATTTTGATCATTTTAATAGTGAAAGTTATAGTGGAAGTTGTATAAATGTAGTAATATCAAGGGTTCATAGCGTATATTTTTAATTTTGTTTACATAATAAAGTTTACGGGCAGTAGTTGATATATCAACGTTTGTGAGGGGTAGTGTATAGAATAATGAATATATGCAATTTATACAGTATATTTTATGTATAATATGCAATGAAATTTCGCTTTTATTTGCTTTTTATTGAATAATATAGGTGGTATAACGTAGTAAATATAGGCTATATATAATAATAATCAATCACTCAAATTGTAATTTATTACCACAAGCAAGTCCTCTTACACACACACGAAAAAAATTTGATTATCGGCATTATAACTATTAGTTACAGCACATTAGTGGTGTGTTTTTTATTGCAATTAAATAGAAAGGGAATGATTAAATGTTAAATATTGAACGTGTAAAAATGGAAGTAAAGGGGATTACTCTTACAGATGATGAATGGGAAGTGTATCTATCTGAAAATGGATTAATCCCTAATGAAGTATATCAACCTAATGTGCCTTTAAATAAGAAAAAAGTATACATGACTGCATTATCTGTACTTGAATCTGTAGCAAATAATCCTAGTATGATGAAAGACTATGTTATTGATGATATGACGGTATCACAATTCCATGAAAATTTAATGGCTCGTATTGATCAGTTACAAAATAAAATTGATAATTTGCAAGTTGAGGATACCAATACAACTAGTGATTCAAGTTTCTTTATGCTATTTGCTGACTGAACGAATTGTTATATCAGATTGAAGTACCGAATCAGTACCGCAGGTCAAAATATAATGAGGGGTGATTAGATGAACGATATAGAATTTTTAATTGATACAATGGGGGATACTGTTTTAATTAATGATGTTGAACATAAAGCCTTAATAACTCATTCTAATGTAACTAGCCATGAAGAACGTTATATACATACAATTGAAGAAATTAAACAAGGTGATTCAATCACATATGACAATGAAAAGTATTTAATTGTAACTGAAAGTGTAACAAAACGTGCAAATAAATATAAGGCTTTAATACGACACTGTAACTATTCAATTGAAATTCCAGGGGCAACAGAAGAAGTTATGATGACAGATGATGACGGAAATCCAATATATGACCGTTATGGAGATGAGATTTTTATTACAGTTGAAACTGATCCAATTTCAATTTATACGATTGTAGATAATAAATCATTTGCCATTAGTGGCAATCAATTATTAGTTGCAGATAATCAAATAATAGTAACTGTACAAGATAATCAAACTAATCGTGACAAATTACAAGTGAATAGCACGTTTACTGTAATGGATAGTGAATGGAAAGTAAAAAATGTAGATAAGACACAAAAAGGATTATTAATTATTACATGTGAAATAAATACTTAAAAATGGTGGACAAACTAATATACCTTCCCTTATAATTGAAAATAACTAAATCGGTCATTAACCGATACTTGTACTTTTGAAAATAACTATAACCTTTACAGTATTACATTTAAAAGTCTAGGAGGTCGGGGGTTCGAATCCCTCCTGGGACATAATAAGGTTCTATAGAATGAATTGAACAAACTAAAAAGCGTTTCAAATCCTTTAATAATAAGGGTTTGAGGCGCTTTTGTTTTTTCAGTAAAAAGGATAAAAATGAAAGGTTATTACACATTTACTACACAACAATGTTGTAGAAAATGGTCTGCAGCCGTCGCTAATGGTATTCGATTTTGCACTGAGAGCTGCAATTCGCGTGTGAAGCAATCTTTAAAGTAAATCAGTTTTTTGTTCACTTCGTTCTTCACCTAATATATTTGCTATTTTAGCAATTAGGTGGTGCCAATTTAAGTTGTTCCTTGCAAAGTTTTGAATTTCCATACATGTTGTTTTAAACAATTCTTCCTGTTCTGATACCTCTTTAAGTGACTCACTAAAAAAAGGCCAATTGTAGATAGGATGGATTCTACCCCACTTTTGATTTTTCGTCATATCGATTGCACCATCTATATCAGTTAACATAAGATAACAACCATTTTTTGCGGCCTCAGCTAATACGTGTGCATGGCATTCTACTTTAGAGGTAAGACAGAAAATTTTAGCTTGTCTATATTCTTCTTCCAATTGACGTTTGTCAAATATGGGGCCTAAAATTTTCACTTGATTTGAGTAGGGACTTGCAGCAACAAAATTCATTAACTGTTCTTTAAATTGTTCCGACATAGCCCCAACTAAGCGAAGCTCCCAATCTGGAAGTTGTGCATTCAAAAAAGCATATACCGCCATCATTACTTGTTTATCTGGTGCATCTAATCTACCGACAGTTAAAATTATATTTTTTTTCTCACCATAAGACACCGCTTCTGTTGGAAAAAAATCATAATAACCATTTGGAATATGATGAATTTTCCTTTGAAATTTTTCCTCAAGTATTTTCACGATAGGGGAACATTCTGCTGATACAAAATCACAATGCTCAAATAGACGAATTAGATAATCAGGGGTGTTTACCACTAGACGATTTAACCAATAGCGGTTCATATCTAGTTTTAAATATGTTTTTCCATTTGGATGACTCGTTTTGTATGTGTCAAGTAACTGTAAATAAGAAGGATAAGCACCAAAAGCAAAGACAATATCGATTTCGTTCCCATGGTCATGTAAATATTGATTCATGTTTAGTTCATAATTATCTTGAAAGGAAATAAATTCAAAATTTATATTTGGAAAAGTTTCCTTTAGCTTTTCTTGATTTATTTCCGTCGTAATAAGAACATCATAGCCCAAATATTCCCCTAACAAGATAGGAATTAGGCAAATATCTTTAAAAATATATTGATCACCCAATGTGTGCCCATCCATACTTAGTAACGCAATTTTTTTCACCATTTTCTCCTCCTTAGTAGTATTTGTCTCCTTACAATATGAAAGGTTTCATGCACGAGTTACTTCTATTCATACGCCCTTTTTGTTATATCTCCTAAGCAAACTGATTTCTTCTACATATATATACTACGGGAGGGATATACAATGATTTCTATTAGTCTATGTATGATTGTAAAAAATGAAGAAGAAGTAATCGGACGATGTCTTGAATCTGTAAAAGACCTCGTAGATGAAATTAATATTGTTGATACAGGTTCAACAGATAAAACAAAAGAAATTGTTAGTGAATTTACCGACAGGATTTTCGATTTTGAGTGGATTCATAATTTTGCAGCAGCTAGAAATTTCTCTTTCCAGCAAGCTACAAAGGATTATATTCTCTGGATGGATGCTGATGATGTGTTCCTAGAACAAGATCAAGAAAAGCTTAAACAGTTAAAAAAAATGCTTTCTCCAGAAGTAGATGCTGTGTCAATGATTTATAACTTAGGATTTGATGATGATGGGAATGTTTCTGCACTTTTAAGAAGAAATCGATTAGCTAAAAGATCTAAAAACTTTCAGTGGGTTGGAGAAGTTCATGAATTCCTCGCTGTTCACGGAAATATATTTCAAAGTGACATAGCGGTTAGTCATCTTCCATTAAGCCATGATGAAAATCGAAACATCGAAATTTATAGGAAAATGTTAGACACCGGTAAAGAATTTACTCCAAGAGATATGTATTATTACGCTAATGAATTGGCAGATCATGGTGAATATCTTGAAGCAATTAAAAAATATGAAGAATTTTTAGAAACAAAACAAGGATGGATTGAAGACAATATTCGGGCTTGTTTTCGAATTGGTGATTGCTATTTAGAATTAAATGAGAAGGATAAAGCAATCAATGCAGCCTTAAGAACATTTTCCTATGACCTTCCTAGACCAGAAGCTTGTTGTCGAATTGGTTTCTATTATATGGAACAGAACAAAAATAACGAAGCAATATATTGGTATAAACACGCTCTTCTACACAGTGATAGTGTAGAATCTAGTCTAAGCTTACAAACTCCAGCTTTTTCAACTTGGCTTCCACATTTACAACTTTGCGTTCTTTACGATCGTTTAAAAGATTATAAAACTGCTTTTATGCATAATGAAATGGCAGGTAAGTATATACCTAACTCTGAAAAAGTCCTTTATAACAAAAAGTACTTTGAAAAAATACTTTTTAAATAGATTTATGTCCTTGTCACCTTTTAGTAAGCTGAATAGCTTAATACGAGGGAGGTGAGAAAAATATGAGTCCAAAAAAACATCATAGTCATAAACATTGTAGTAAGTGTCATCGTTCTCATTGTGATTGTGAACATCATCACAAACATGGCGATGATCATTGTAGAAGTTGTTATCCATCACCTTGTCACTGTGGAAAATGTCCAATACCTGGACCTCCTGGACCCCCAGGAAGACCTGGGCGACCTGGTCCTCCTGGTCGACCTGGCCCGACTGGATCGACTGGTGCAACTGGGTCTCCTGGAGTAACCGGCCCGACTGGACCTGGTACCGGTAACACAGGAGCAACAGGAGCAACAGGAGCAACCGGAGCAACCGGATCAACAGGCTCAACAGGAGCAACAGGAACAACAGGAGCAACGGGAGCAACCGGGCCAACTGGAGCAACCGGAGCAACAGGAACAACGGGAGCAACCGGAGTAACAGGAGCAACCGGAGTAACAGGAGCAACGGGAGCAACCGGAATAACAGGATCAACGGAG